CATCCGTAAAAGTAAGACCAAGATTATATGTCCTACTATTTATTGTGGTTTGGATGCCGCTGAAGTTTGAATCAATCTGTAAATCAACTCCTGAAGTAGGAGTGATTGTCAAACTACCTCCAGTCCCTGGAGCAGACGTAAATTCTGTTAAATCAAATCCATATGTTGGAGTCGTCTGTGCAGTTCCAACTGTGTTGAAACCTGCTACAGTTCTATCTTGCCAATATTTTAAAACACCAGTCGTTTGATTATAATTAATAACTCTTCCCTGAGCAGTTGTGCCAGTGGAAACAGTTTGAGTGAAGTAAGAATCTGCTGTGAAGGTTGCAGAACTGTATCCTGCACCTGCCAATCTAAGAGCACCAACAGCACTTGCTTTATCGGCAGACAATAAAGTGTTAGATGTGGTTTTTGGATTTTCTACAATACCAACTCTGGCAATTTGATTTCCTGTGATAAAATCAGGATTTTCAATATCATTTTCAATTCTAGAATAAAGAAGAACGTTTGTTGCACCTAGTTCTCTATAAATGTCTGCACCATGACCGCCCATTGGAGAAATGATTACATCAAAGGTTGGCCTGGTTGTACCAGTTGGAACACCACCACCAACTAAATCAACATTGGCATAGGTGTATCCAGATCCCTGATTAGTGATAGTAATAGAGTCTATTCTCTGATCATTAGTTGTGATGATTGTGCATTCTGCTCCAGATCCATCACCTCTGATGGGAACATTAGCATATCTAGTTGCACCTACAGGACCAACACCTGCTCCTCTGTTAGTAATGG